AAACCTAGAGCTTCGTAACGTAGTTCTGCAATAGCAGCTCCATCCGCAACAGAAGTGGCAAAGATGTCAATGTCCTTAACTGCACCAGCACTTGTGTATATACCAATATCATAAGTACAGCTGCCGCCTAGTGCATCAGATCCAACTTGGATTGAAGTCACAACAGCTTGGCTTGGGATTGGTGCAAGCATAACAATATCTGCATTACCAGTATCACCAGCTGCCAAAGCCACGTTGCCTTGAGCAATACGAACTGAACCACTTAATAATGCGGCATCATTCATTACGATTGGAGAAGCTTCATAGTTCGCTATGAGCGTTGAGTTTTTTGTAGTCATATCAAATACTCCCTATTAAGCTGATTCATCACAAAGGACAGAAACCACTTTAGCTTCTTCCATTCGTGTCGAACCAAAGGTTGAACAATAAAAGACTTGAGTTGCATAAGACTTATCTGCACGCTCATCAATCTTCGCCATAACATCTTTTCCAACAGCTAATTTGACTCCATCTTCAGCCCATGCAAAACAAGTTCTGATGTTAGAAGCCACAGCTAATCTTGTAGACATGATGAATTTGAAACCCATAAAAGTATCAACTTCACCTTGAACAAGCGCTTTAATGTTAGAAAAATCGCTTGATGTTACCTGGGTTGTACCAAGTAAAGCTTCAACTTGCGCTGGAGCTACAGCAATATATCTTGCGATAGAAGCATCAACAGATCCCTCATCTAAGATTTTCTTTGCTTGGATAAGCTTTGCGACTGTTAAATCAGCAGATCCATGAGCAATAATATTGCCAGAAATCATGTCTGTGTCTGCTGATCCACTACTGCCAGTTTTTGAAGTTCCAGTAGCCGCTGAGATAATTGAATCATCCATAGCTCTACCCATTGCAGCTGCGGCTGCTTGAGCATAAGTTGATGTAGGATCAATTAACATACGAACCTTGTCACTATCGTCTATCAGATCCGCCCACTCGTATGTATCCATTGTCACCATACGTCTTGAGTGTGGTGTGTCTTGGATCATTGTATCAGCGTGTCTGCTAGTTCTTTTGATAGCAGCGCTGCTGCCCACTTGGTCGAAAAATGCTTTCTCACCAGTTACAGATTCTTCAGAAACAGCACCACGTAGCAGCGAACCTTTTTGCTGCGACAATAGCTGTACGTTAGAACTAAACTGATTTACAAAAGCTGTTGTAATTTGTGTACTCATAACACAAGCTCCTTATAAAAGTTAAAATGATAACGCTACCTGGAGAATCCAGACGTAAGTTTGATTATTTTTTGCGAGGGCCACCGCTTATCTCGACTACTTTGCTAGTGTCTTTTTTTAGAGCGCCTTTCGGCTTATCCCCTTGTTTACACCATTGCAAATACTTATCAGCTCGTTCAAGAGGATTGTCTATTATCCTACCAGATCCAGTTTCTAAAACCATTCTTAGAACTTCAAGCTTAAATTCTTGTTCGTCATCCATTTAACATCTCCCTATATTTCATTGCTTCATCAACATAAAAGTTATGCTGGGGGTGTTTAGCATCCCAATAAGGTGTGCCAGGATCAGTATATTCTGCTAACTTTGTTTGAACTTCTTGTAGACCCATTGCACCACTAGTTTTAACGCCCTCTAAACTATCTTCACCAATCTTTTGTGTGATGTATTGTCCAACATTAACGATCATTTTAATGACTTCTGGATGATCGCCTAACCTTCTGCCATCAGCTAACTGTATTTCAGCTATGTCTGGTTGCCCAAACTGAGATAAAACACCATTGCCAACTTTCATTCTATCTTCAAAAGCCGCACCATATTCTTTTTGCAGCTCTAAAGATCCCTTTTCCACTTCAGCTAAGACCTTACTTTCATCCAAACCAAAGCGACTATTGTTCATTTCATTAAAATCACTCATTAAAACTTGCGCTTGGCGAGGAGTTAACCCAGCTTTGTGAGCTGTATTACCAAACCAATCCATCATATCTTGGTCTACTTGCTGACCTTCTTTGATTGATGATGCTAAATTATATTCTTCAGCTTTTGCTGGCCGACCAAGCTTATCATACACAGCTGACCAATCATCATCAGTTGCGTGTTTGCCTGGTATAGCAACTTTATCTGCACCAATCATTGATTGTGCGTTAACATAACTCTTAGCAAGACTAGGAATGTCTTGTATTGTCTCTAATGATTTATGACCTCTAATTTCTTCTGGGATTTCTGAGCGCCAATCATTTTGTACTGGCTCAACAGACGTTGCTTGTCCAGTTTCTTCTACTACTGGAGCATCCGCTACCTGTGTTTCTTCACTCATGTTTCTACCATATCCTCTCTTTTAAGTTGTTCTTTCAGCATTGATTTTAAAAATAACACTACAGTTCGCTGACCTTCTCTGTAGGCTGTCTCGCATGGATCAACTGAAAAAGTAGATCCGTTAACATGATATCTGGCTTCTAAATCGGCTAAGATAGCTTGACCATCTTTTGTGTTTAGAATTAATTTATAAGCGGCTCTTAATTCTTCTAAGGTCATTGCGTAGCCTTTAGCATTGGCGCTGCTGCACCAGCTGATTCAGCCACTTGTTGCGCTTGATCTAATTGAGCTTGCTGTTCTTGTTGAGCTTGCCTTTGCTCTCTTATTTCTGAAACTTCTGACTGACTTCTAACCGCCTTTGCTGGAACAGATAGAGTGTTTATAAGATGCTTAACAAGATTATCTGTGTCTATGTAATCCATTACACCAGGATCAATCTGTGCAAGCGGCTGAGTTAACTCTATAAACTGTAATGCCGACTGAACATCACCAGCTTTTTGAGCTTTAGCGAGTGGCGATACATACTCTATATCAAAATCTTGACCTTCTATTAGTTCTGGTGCTGGCTTAAAAGCACCTTGTCTTGATAAAAGATTGTAACATCTTGTGATTAATGGCTGTAACAATTCAGCTTGTAGCCTTCCTAATACTGGCCCTAGCAATCTCATCTTTTCTTCAGTTCTTTGAACAACCTCTGTTGCTGTCATTTGAGGACCTTGACCTAGAATTAATTGGTCAACGTAAAAAGACGATTGGATAGCCTTTCTACGTTGTTCTTCCATAGCAAGACCTATGGGATTATTCGCACCAATATTTAATGGCTCTAGTCGATCTCTAGTTCCAGATCTATAAAAGTTAAGGCCGCCTGGAACAGTTCTGATGGGGAGAATAAAGCCATCATCTGGTACAAGTAAGGGAGGATCTACTTGTTTCTGGGCAGCCCTAATTGTTACCTCAGACATTTTATTAAGCATTTTAATATCAGCAAGAGCTGTCATAGCTGGGGATCTACCATAACCAATCTCAAAGCTTGCCTTTAAAAACCTCGGTGAACAATAAGGAAACTCATCAAAACCACCTTCTGACAACACAGTTTTTTCATCTGGGTCTAAATAAACAGAAGCTATTGGTTTATTTTCTGCATCAACTTTAGTAACATCCCTTTCATCTCTGGAATAAACAGCATGAAGCAAGGTCATCATCTCGTATGGGTTTTCTTTTTCCTTTTTTAGTATCTTAGATGTCATGTTTTCAGCGCCAAAGCGATTAACTGCGGCTCTTAATGGCATTTTAAACTTACGAAAAACTGTATCCACCCTACCTTTATCGTTTTCAGTTATGTAACATTCGGATATATGCCTAGTTGAAAAGCTTAAATCAAACTCATCATCAGCTTCAACGAACATAACCGCTGTACCAAAGGTAATTAAATCGTGATAAAGCTCATGGATCTGTTCATTAAAGTTTGATCTGGAAAAAGCGCCATACATAACACGCTCAACATCACCTATCCACTCTCTCGCTTCATCTATTGTGTTGTATTCATCATTCTGAAACTGCAACGAGAACCATTTGGTACTCATATTAGTTAACATTCCATGCAAACTAGCGGCTAATAACTCCGCTGCAAGACCAGCAGTACCATCAAAAATGTTTTCAGTTCGCTTATCACCAGCGGATCTAACCTTATTAATATCCGCTTTTCTTGGAACAACGTAATCACCGATCTCTTGCCAATGGGATTCCCAAGTTGCCCTTTGGTTTTCAAGCGAACCAAATCGTTTCATTAATTCACTAGCTAATACATCAGCCATATTAATTTCCTAATAAAGTTTTTCTTTTAATTGGAGCTGAACCTAATAAACCTTGTGAAGATGTGTTAACTCCACTACTTTTACCTCGACTCCTTGCGTATAACTTTGGTGCAAGTGACGGAGCGCCACCACGAACCGCACTATTTGGCGTTACTCTTGTGCTATTTGAAACTGTGTTTGACACACCTCTTGTCTTTACTGCCGAGCCTGGCCTTCCACTAGATCTATTATCACTTCCATCACCACCAGCTGTAGGATCGCCAAAAGGGTTGAACTGATTTTCACCAGAATAAACTGTTGAACCTTTCCCAAACAAACCTTCTCCAAGAGTGCCTTTAACAGCGCCATCTCCGTAAACTGGGCTTTCACCTCTTTGTAATCTTTGTTGTAATTGAGAAGCGCTATATTTATTCATTAACGATAACGCTCCAACACCAGGTATAAATTGATCCAAAAGCGAATTACCAGTAATCGTAGAGTTCATACGTTGCGTTAAGCCTGTGCTACCTGCAAAGTCTCCATAAAGGGATTCATTCCTAGAAACATTACCTTTTTGCTTAGTAAAATCGCCATAAAGGTTTTGATCCAACATAGGATCTGTATCTGTGGTCGGTGAACCAGGATCGCTTGTTTCTGCTGCCATTATTTATTTGATCCCAACAAAGATTTATATTCTATAGGCGCTTCAGTAAGCAAACCTTGAGAACCAGTTAAAATAGTTTTGTTTCGACTAACTCGTTTACGATCTTTTCTTTTATTCTCCACCTCATCAACAGACGTAACCACACTATCTGGCACAACATCCATAGGCGGTGCGGGTGGTGGTGGCTCAACTGGTGGCGGTGCTGGAACGCTTGGTGATAAAAAACTCATTAAATCGCAACTCCTAATGGATTATAATTACTATCGGCTAAAACTTGTGGTGGTCGCTCAAACCCTCTATTTTCTTTAATACCAACTGCAAAATACCTAAAAGCATCAGCTGCATGACTAGCCCAATCATGTACTGGACTATTTCTAAAAGTCCTTAATCTCTCATTATAAGCTCTATGATACTGCCTTAACGCTTCTAACCCTGCTTTGGTGTTTGCTTGGTCAAACCAACAACGAGATATAATAAGCTGCGCAGCATGGATACCATCCTCAACTGGCAATTTCGGAACAACCTTAAAGTTAATGCCCAAATCGTATGCGACCTCTCTCCTCGACTTGCCAGAACCAAGCTCTCTAACCTCAATGTCATGCGGAGCGTTGTGAGTACCATAAAAATAACCCTTACTTGAAAGTACCTTCGCATAATGCGGCAACCCTTCATTTCTATTTTCATAATAATCTATAACGTGAATGGCTCTACCAACAGTCTGAGTAAACCAAACAGCGGTGCTATCACCAATACCAAGATCCCAAAACGTATCCACCTTATGCGATTCATCATAGGGAACATTTCCTATGCGCCCACTTTCTTGAGCCGCTTGCAACTCTTTTCCAAAAATAGCTCCAGGCACATTAGCCACCCAAGAACATTCAAACTCCTGGTCAAATTGATCGACACTCATCATAGACTTAGAAGCCGCTAGTTCTTCAGCATCAACAATGCCAGTTTCACTTGCCTTATAAACCGCAGTAAACCAATCATCACTCGCTTGAGCCGCTTCATATAAATCAAAGAAAGCGTTATGCCCTCTTGGCGTTCCAATAAAAAAAGCAAACGTAGGTATATCTTTCGTATTCCTATCAGATAAAGCTGGTCTTAAAACTGTAGGAAATAAACTCTCTGGCACATCTGCCATCTCATCAATACAACAACCATCAAGGTAAATTCCCCTCAGAGAATCAAAATTCTCAGAACCCAACAACTGTATCCTTGCACCATTAGGCAAGTCACATCTAAGCTCTGTTTCATGGAACGAAACCATAGGCACTTTAGAAGCAAACTCTTTCAAATAAGACCAGGCCACCATCTTAGCCTGCCTATAAGTTGGCGCTATATAAGCGTACCTCGGATTGTTCCTCGTATTCAGTATAGCAGCCCTTAACAAGTGGTTTATAGCCATGACAGTCTTGCCAAACCTTCTATGGCATACAACCACACCCCAGCGCTTCTTAGTAAGCTCGTTGTGGAGCTTTGCTTGAAGTGGTCTAGGTGAATAAGGGATCTCAATGTTCATGTGTAAGACACTCTCCTAAGAGTATATAATAGATATAGAAAGGTGCGCCCGATCTGTGGGGGTGTAGGGGGTGCAAAATCCCAAAAATAGGCATCATACGAGTATATAACTCGTAACCATTCCTATATATCGCAACGATCACAGTTGATCGAGTGGCTTTTATTGTACTGCTGTTGGTTCGTGTGCGAGATTACTGTCATACAATACTTATAGGCGAACTAACTTCCTACACAATCTCTAGGTTACCATTAGCCCAAGACAACGTGACTTGCCCATTATTCGTTGCTTGCTTATCTTCTGCTTTATCTCGCACTCCCAATGGTTGCATCTGTCTAATATGCTTGTCCATATGGTCGCACTCTAATCGCCTTCGTTGTACTTCTGCCATTGCTAACTTGGGATCATCTGGTAGAGCTAACTTAACCAAGTCAAGTATCTGATCTCGCATTACTTCACATTGCAAAGCTCTAGCCCTTCTATATAAAGTATGGGCTTCGTCATTCTCTTGAACCCATCTAAGAACAGTACGCCATGAAGGCAAGCTCTTTGTATTGTTGCAGATCCTAGTTAAGCTTTCACCTTCTGCAATGCGCTCACAAATCTTTTCCATTTGCGGCTTTGTAACTCTTATCTTAATAACTTTTGCCATAAGCTGCTTTCATAAAAAAACCTAGCAACTATATTTCAAGCTGCTAGGCAAAGGATAACTATATGATAACCAAACAATGCCACTTTTCAGATCATTTAGTCAAGTGCAATGATTAAATAAATATATAGCTTGACGTTAAAAGACATATCTATATTATAGAGCTAGGGCAATCATGCCCACTTATGGAAAGGTTAAGCTATGAAAGATCAATTAAAACAAGTTTATTTCTCACTTGATGAGGATAACATTTATATCGGCTATATATTAGAAAACAACTTTTGGAATGGTTGGCTTTCTCCTTATGTAACTAAAGAAGTTTATGATTCAATAATTCATTACTACACAGTTGAACGTAAGTTAGATCCTGAAGGCCGAAACTATTACGAGGATGAAGAAAACCCTTGGCTTGATTTAGCTAAAATAGAGCCAAACAAAGACGGACTTTATGACGTATCACATGGTTTCTGTTGGTCTGAAGTTGAGTATCTATCCGAAAACCATGCAACAGACGAGCAAGTTCTAAGATTATATAGTGATCTTGTAAGCCTTGGTAATCAAATGGTTGCAGAGAGTAAGCTAGATCAATCAAAAATATACTTTGCAAAACTACTAGAAGTTAATGACGTAGTAAAAGCTAGAAACCTATCAGTTGAGGAGTGGATATAATGACACAAGCGCAATTAAAAGAAGATTTAAACCAAGTAACATTATATGCTCAACCTTATGACTTAGATGCACAAGGCTTTTACTTTGATAGCTTTGAAGATTATGAAACTAAGTATAATAAAAACTGTAATGTTTATGGTCAATTTGTTGAAGAATACGAGATTCAATTCATTGATGGCTCTGTCATTAACTCTGCTTTATTTGATGCAGTTGGCTCATATAATCTTAAAGCTTATTACAAGGTTGTAAATATTTGGGATGATTTCGAAAAAGTAGATTTAATTATTTCATATAAAGATAATATTACAAGTGAGCCATTTAACGAGGATATAGAGCCAAATGACTTAGATATAGAAGTATATTATGACATGACGTTTAGAGAATTAGCTCAAGAGTTTATTGATGATGGTTGTCTTGGCGATATTCCTAAACACTTAGAAAATTATATTGACGTTGATAAGTATGCCTATGATCTAAAGATGGATTACAACGAGTTTAGACTTGGCAGTACAACTTTAATTTATAGGAGTATGTAAAATGAGTAATAATCATAGAATAGATGAGCTAGTAACCATATATCAAAAATGGACAGAACAACAAAAAGAGTTTAAAGGAATCCATATAGGTAGTGCAAGTGAAATGTTAATGATTGAAACTTTAACAAGTTATCAAGTAAATTGGTTAAATAGATTTATTGAGGTTTGGGATAAAGCAGAAAGCTAAATAATTTGTGTTACTCTTGTTGGGCAGTTTAACGACTGCCTAACGAGAGCTATACAAGCTCAACCATGGGCAATTATGCCCACTTGTGAAAGGAACTACTATGACTATAGCAAACCATAAAGATTTAAGCTTTGAGGAATTACAAAGCTCTCTTGAAGATCTTGGCTTTCAGTATGAGAGTGGCAACTTTAAAAAAGAAGAAATGATTGAACTAGTAAACAGATGTTGCAAAGTTTTTTTATTTACTGAGAAACAATTAGAAGTTGTAACAGATGCTTTAGAAATTATGCAAAGTAACTATCAACATTGTGTTGATGAATTAGAGCTTATAACTGATCCATCTAAAGACGATCAAGAGCTATTAGAAGAACGTCAAACAGCTCTTAATGAAATAGACAAAATTAATTTAGCAATAGGTTAGGAGTATTAAAAATGAAACTAGCAAACACAAATAATTCACTTGCCTACAATCTTCAATTAACTTTAGGTTACAATGAGAATGATAGAGGTTCTTATGGGCTTGTAATGGACTTAGACACTAGCCTTATTGGCACTCGAAATTATATGGGCTTGGCTTATTTTTGGGATCATGACGTTAAGCACACAATGCGAGAGATGACACCTAAGTTCAGAAAGGTTGTTCATGATACTGCAATGAAAAATAATTTAATAAAAGATGGCTTTGTTAAAACTAATAACGAGTTTATAAAAATAATAAATGCGACTTTAAAGAAATTTAAAATAAAAGATAGCTCTAGTAAAACTGGATGGGGATATTTTTTTGAGGAACTAAATGAATAAAACAGAATTTAGAGAAGCCAGACAAACGCTTGGCTTCTCACAAAAGCAGTTAGCGACTTTACTAAAAGTCGCATCCGATAGAACAGTCAGACGTTGGGAAGCAGGAGAGAAAGATATTCCTGGTCCAGTTGTTGTGCTTATGAATTGGCTACTATCCAACAATAAGCCAAAACTATAAAAGCAGTTAGCAACTTTTTATAACTTGTAATACAACCTAACCAAAGCATCTTTATATCTGCGCTTTACAATTCTTGGATCATGTAAGCTTAACAACCTAGCTATTTTAGACCACTTAGCGCCACGATCTCTAAATGCAGCCGAGTGAGCTACCGCCCAAACAAGCCTTCTATCTTCTGTTTCCATCTTAGTTAAAGCTAAATCTATAGCTTGATCTAATCTAGTAATCTGTTCTGGACTTGCTTTTAATCTGGTTGTTTCTGTTGTGCTGTAACCATAGCCAGACCATTCAGTCACATAATCTGGCCAACTAGCCATCTTCTGTTTTCTAAAAGCAGTCGGCAACTTTCGCTCAGTTTCGGCAGCTTCAAAGAATAGCTCGTTTAACTGAGCTATATCCATTACTTGCGCTCATTTCTTAGTTTGTAATCCATCATGTTTAACCACTCTAAACGATCAAATCCAGATATGTGATCGAGGTTAGCAAGTAAATCTTTATAAGCATCAACTGAATAACGTGGCCTTAACTTTTTAAGAACTCGTCTTTGTAATTCATCAATAGGAAACTTTGCACTTCGCTCGACTGCGGCAACGTAATATTGGTTGGATTTCTTTACAGTCATCTTAGCTAAGTTCTTTATCTTAGCTAAGTTCTTTAACTTAGCTAAGTTATCTAAGTTATTTTCTTTAATAAAAGGTTTATCATTATTGCTAAGTTGTGCGCTAAACTTAGCTACATGATCTTGCTTTAAAGAAATTATACTGTCATCACTTTTCATCTGTCAATCCTCCGAATAGAAATAAATAGTTTGCAGCATCCCATATGTGATCGCTATCTGGCTTCCCGCAATCGATACGAGCTAGTTTCATCTCCACTAATATTTTTGTTATATCGGCAGCAGTTATCTTTTTACCAGGGGCAAGTTTATTGCCCAGGCTTAGATTCACTCTTGCAGCTATGTTGTTATAAAGTGGCTTATAATCTCCTAGCTTGTCTGCTCTATCTTTTAATATGATTGCAGCTTGTTCAGCGTGTTGTTGCGGTTTCATTCAGTACAATCTCCCTCTTTTGTTTGACAAAAATAGCCTTGCTGGTCAAAAACCCAGTCTTGTTGATTAGTAATAAAATCATTAAAATTAGATAAGTTTCTATCTCTATTAAATTGTTTGTTTGTGATCTTTTCCATATCTAGCCACCATTTAGCCTTGTTTGGAAATTCTTTAAATAAGATAGCTAATTGGGATTCGGATTTAAGAAAACAACCATCACAGTTACCCATAATAGTTTTCCCATTAACTACTGGCAGTCTTAATTTAAAGGTTTGCTTTAACCAAAAGCTTTCAACATCAATTAACTTATCATCTGCTAAAACCATGGGATAATAAGGGTAATAGCCTTGATCTAATTTATCTTTCATTCTTTTTTTTTCGTCAGCTCTAATGCCTAAACAGTTGTTCCAGTTTTTCCAACCTAATGATTTTAAATATTTACTAGCTGTTTGTATTTTTAATATACCAGTACAATATCTTTGTAAGGCATTAGGCAATCTGCCATATCTTAAAATAACTTTTTTAAATGGCTCACCATCACGACTAGCTGAGTTATGATTAACTTCTTTAAATGTATTTTTGCCATCAACTTCATTATATTCTAACCAAGTAACCTTAACATTCCATCTATCAGAACATTCTTGAACAAAGTCTAATGTTTGCTCCATCTCACGACCAGTATTAGTAAATATAACTTTAGCTCTATTTGGCAAACCATTATTAGCTTTAAGTATTTCATGCAGCATAAAACCACTTGTGCGACCACCGCTAAAACTTATCTGTACATTGCTATCTGGTAACTTGTAGTCACTCATTTTTACCCTCAATCTCTTTAATAGCTAATCCAATCCGATAGGTTATCTGTGGCAATAAGGCATTGCCTAACTGCTTTAATCTGTCTGCTCTGTATTCATTCTTATGAGTTGTTCGTTGGATATGTCTGGGTTCGTCCAGCCATCCGGAAAGCCCATCAAATATTCCACGAAACCTGGCGAAAGTTTCCCCAATCCCTCTTTCTGATACATCTCCACCGCTAGGTCTTTCTGTCTGCCCTTCTCTATTCTGTTCTCGTAATACTCGTTGTTCCCATTGTAACTGTGTTTCCCCAGACCTGCGTTTGGAGTTGACCAAAACACTCTCCTGGGCAAACTGTCTCGTTTTCGGTTCTCTTTCCAATTCGCTATGTTGCCCGTGTCCTTGTAATCCCTCGCTGTTGGTGTTGGCCACATCTGCACCTTGTCTGCTAGATTCAGACCATGACTCTCCCCGCCATTTGGTGATATTCTTCGGTTGTTCTTGTTCAATTTCATGCTTGGATGTTCTGTTTCTTGTGTCGTTGGGGTTGGCCACAACCATTCTTTCATCCTTGGTGGTCTGAGTGTCGTTCCATTCATCATGGCTTGAGCTTCTTTCTCCGTTAGCTCCCCTCTCTCCACTAGATCTCTCATTATCAACGTCTGACCCTCGCTCGCATGACCAAATCCCTTGGTTGTCGGAGTTGGCCATGTTCTTGCAGATGATCCAGAGTCTATCCCTTTTGTGGGGGCGGAAACCCGCAGCTGGAACAATAAATGTCGCTGTGGCGTAATCAAGTGATCCCATTTGGCTAAGTACCTTGTCGAGGCCGAGCGAAATGTGTCCATAAACATTCTCGAAAACGCAGTAAGTGGGTCTTGTTTGTGCAACAATTTCTGCAATGTGCGGGAAGATGTGGCGAGGATCTTCTTCACCTCCCCTTTTCCCGCTTGCTGAGAAAGGTTGGCAGGGATAGCCGCTTGAGAGGATGAAGGGTCTTTCGTGAATAAATCTTTTTGGGTCACTCGCTATTTCCTTTACGTCATTGGCTATTGGTATTCCTGGAAACCTAACTCTTAATAATTTTCTAACCTTTTCATCAAAGTCGCATAGCAAAACTGGCTCAGATAGCTCGGCTGCAATAAAGCCAAGGCTAAAGCCACCAATGCCAGAACATAAATCAACATGAGTCCTCAATTTACAATCTTATCGTTATCATCCAATTTTAACTCTTGAGATTTCCAAGCGGATCTCCACATAGATTGTTCTTCTGATGTTAATGGCTTTGCAGCCTTTTTGATATCTCGCCAAAGTTGTTTTAATGGATCTGCACCAGTTCTATCCCTGGATGTTCTATCTGTTGATGATGCGCAAGTTTTACACATACATGGACTAACTCTTTTTCTAGCGCTTCGTTCTAACTTAGCTTCACACTTCCAACAATAATCTAAATCTAACATTACTTCCCCCTCAGTTTAATTAATCCTTCTAAAAACTCATGCACTTGGTCGATTGATCTACAAAGTTGCCAAAAGCAACCAGCCAGCTCTAATTTGTCACGAACCATTGCTTGATTTTCTGATAGCTTTCCTCCCTTTGGTCGCTTCAACTCAATAAAAATACTTATCGAGATTCCAACTTTTGATTGATCGCCTGGTACAAATATCTCAATGTCTGGCCAACCAGCTTTAGTTCCCATGCGCTTCTGTTTAACTTTGTAAGCAACATGACGATTCCCTTCATTTGGCGAATGATGCCAAACAGCACCAGGAGGTAATGCGAGATCAAGCCATTGACCGATTCGCATTTGTAATTGATCCTCAGTTTCGTCTGATAATGAAATCATTTGGTGTTACGCTGCTCATTGTTACGTTTAAAATTAAACTCAAGTTCCTTGGAGAAGGCGTTAAAGCTTGCGGGTGATCCTTTGGTAAGCACCATCTACGAGCCACAGTCGCTTCTTTGAAGCCTAGTTTTTCAGCCAAAGCCTTGTAACTTAATCCATTTGCTAATCTGTATTCATCTAATGTCATGACGATATTGGTAGCATCAAATGATTTTAAACGTCAATACCTTTTTTATTATTTGACATGATGACGTTTATAGACATAATAAAATGTATATAACGTCTTGGGAGGACACTTTATGAGTCATGAAACACAAAATATAGGGGTTACATTAAAACAACGCACTAGATCTTGCGGTGTAAATGATCCAAACAACATGACGTCATTAATAAATTTTGATTCGAATCAAACCACTTGGCAATCGAATAAATGCAGCAAGTTTAAAAGTAGTTAACACATTCAAAGCATAAGCTTTGACAAAAGAATGAGAGTAGATATGAACATGCAACTAAAGACACAAGAACATAAGATCGGACAAATTCAAATGCCAAACAATCTCGAATTAATGATACAAAAATCTGGTATGATTAAGAAAGATGTCGCAGAACGAATGGGCATAAGGCCAGAAACAGTTTCCCGTCATGCAAGTGGCGCTTTACAATTCTCTATAAAACAAGCTAGTGAGTACGCTATAATTCTTGAGTGCCAACCTCAAGATATTATGTTTGCTCAAAATGCAGTAGCTATGTTTGGAACTTTAAACGAAAGCTACGTTAAAGCTCGTGATCCTAGTGATGGTGAAATAAGCTACCATGTTCCATTCCCCGTAACTGAACATAGACGATTTATTATTTCAGAACATACTGATCCAGCTAAAAAGTGGGCTAATGGAAGAATGTATATGTTTGAAAATAATTGCATATTAGCGCAAAGGGTTGATGAAACTAGCTTTATGCGCTTATGTATTTTAAAAATAAAAAAAGATAGAAAAATACGACTCGGAGTTGTTTACCCCGAATCTGGTGGCACTTTTTCTATTGGGGTCAATATTGATACACATACAAGCACAACTGGTTCAAACTCATTAATTCATTCTGTAGTACAAACTGGATTAAGTTTATCATGGTCCACACCGATTTTAACGTGCATCATGCAACCAGAATTACTAGGGATAATACGTAAAACGCATTAATTAATATTTATTTAATCATCCCTCTTGACGTAATAAGACAAGTTATAATAGGCTCTTCTAAATAATTAAGGGAGAGCCTATGTCATTTATAGAAACACCAGAGTTCGCTTCAAGATTTAATTATCTATGGCACTCAAATCCAAAATCTAAATTAAAATGCAAAGCTTTATTTGATAAAGTTCACCTTCGCCCTCTTGTTTCAGAAGCTTGGGAAAGGTATCAAAATCTTAACAACGATAAAGATGTAAGAGATTTAGCTTGGTCTGTTATAGAGAAATATGATTCTAGGTTAAATGGTCAAGATAATTCGGCTATGTGCGGTGGAAGAACAGTTCAACAAGCCGCTGACAGTATCTTAATAGACAATGTTGATCCTGGTGAAGCTATTGATAAAGCTATTGAAGGATACAATAAGTTTAAAGCTCGTACTTGGGATAACGGAACTGATGCAGAAAAGAAAATTAAATATATAGATGAAATTGCTGACGTAACAAACAATGCAGTTGCAGGGCTTAAAGAAGCTATGTCACTAGACAATTCAATCTTAGGTGAAGTTGAGTATATAGAAAAGTTAAGCGGCATAGAGCTACCTCACAACACTAGACCAGATTATAATAGACGAGGAGATCTCAAGACTAAATGGTCTAGGCTATCCAAAACGTCTAAGTCTGGGTTTGCGGCTGCAAGCCTACCAAAAACATTAACTGGTCCATTTGAACAAGCTGCTTTATATCAAGTCGCTGGTTTTTGGGCTTGTAATGGTGGCCTACCGCCCTTCTTAGTTTACGCTAACGCTTCAGACTATAGAATATTTGACCAATCAAACACGCCAGAGCTTCAAGACGATTATTTGCATGGCATTGTTCAAACAATCATAAGGTCACACAAAGCAACTGAAGAACTATTAAAGGTCGCAACTAATAAAGACCATCTATTCAAGCTTATAGAGCCAGACTTTAGCCATATTTGTTGGAGCGAACCACCAGTTATTATTGAAGAAGCAAAAAGTTTATGGGGGATTTCTTGAAAAATATGTGGCTATGGATTGGAGAGTTCATAGGAGCAATTTTTATTTTTTTATTTTTTTATTTTGTAATTTGGTTTGCAGCCATTGTTTTTCCAGAAGGGTTTTAAATGATTGATATATTAGATACACCACCAGCCTTGCATAAAAACGCCAGAGAAACCGAACAACTATCATTAGAGTTCATACTTCCAAAGATTAAAAAGATGCGCCTAGTGGTCCTTGAATCCATTGCTAAAGCAACAAAAGGGCTAACTGGATCTGAAATAGTTGATGATGTTAATGGATACATAGTTTCAGTTAGACCACGACTAACAGAACTTCATGCTTTTCAGCTAATTGAACCTGGTGACAAGCGTAAAAATCATAGAGGAATGTTTGAAACAGTCTGGTCAATAACATCTAAGGGATTACAAATAGTGGAGTTAAGCGAATGAGTAAAACTAATATACCAGATACGCTAAAGGTATTTATAAATGAATTAAAAATGACAAGGGATGAAACTGTGTGGGATTGTCATGGTACATTGGTAATGTATCACAAAGCACTAGAGAAAATTGCAGCTTATAAAAATGTAAAGTTTGATGATCCAAATATCATTCACCAAGACGTTAACCAAAAATCAGTAGTCATATTAGTTACTGGTAAAATGGATAACAAGTCTGAATGGAGCTTTGGAGAAGCTACACCAGCTAATAATAAAAACGCCTACCCTTTTGCTATGGCAGAGAAGCGAGCTAAAGATCGAGTTATTTTAAAGCTAGTTGGGTTGCATGGTGATGTTTATTCAGATGCAGAAATTGATGCTGACTTACAAAAAGAGCTAGAAAACAAAGCTAAACGTAATTTAGGAAAAGATCCCCAGCCACCTAAAGATGAACCACCTCAAAAAGAAATTATAAAAGAAGATTCAATTAAAGAAGCACCTATACACGATCCTATTGAAGAAGAAACTGATCCTAACAAGATAGCTGATTGGGAAAAGATAGCTATTGGATACATGAAAAACATAGATCAATTACCTAATCAATCCGTTTGTATGGCTTGGTTTAATCGAAACAAAACAGTTCTTACCTCTATGAAAGCAGCAGTACCAAGGTTGTTCGGTGAGATAAGAGAACATTTTGACAGAAAACTTGCAGAAATTAAAAACCAAAACTAAAGGAGTTACACATGGCAAACGCACCACAATTTTCAAACACTAAAGTTAAATTCAATAGAGCTGTTTCAAATTCAGAAGATAATCCAGGGCAACAAATTAAGGTTAGCATTTGGTTAAACTTTGATAATGGCTGGGATGATGAGCAAAAAAGACCTATTGGAGCTACACCAGATCAACAAAAAAGCATTGAAGATATCCATAGGCAAATCAAAGAACTTAATATGGAACTATCGTTTCAACTTCAAGAAGGCGAAAGCCGAATGAATGTGGCTCGTGGGAGAGCCTTTTGTAACGACCTTCGTTATGATGCAAACCCAGACCTAAGTTATGATGCAGTTAAAAATGGAGAGAGTGATGGCTTCGGAAGTTTATAAAGCTTTATATAGTTTAGTTGAAACTACACAAATACTATTTGGTCCATGTAAACGTAAAGGATCTGAGTATCAACGAGTTAATAGAATGATTAAATCTGGAGCGATAGAAAGTATTGTTGATGGTGAGCGACACTATGTAACAACAAAAGTTTTATTAGACTATTTTGGATCTGAGGAGAAGTTGGATAAAGCTCTAAGTAATTTAAATAATGTTGTAGAGCTTTATCCTAGTAATTAAAAATTAATTTGAGCAATATCGTTTCTTAGTTTTTCCTTTTTAGATTTATCCACTAACCAATGGCCATAAGTCTTTTGAGTAATGCTAACCTCGCTATGGCCCATTAGGTTAGAAACTGTCCAAACATCATTACCATAAAACTCTAACATCTTACTTGCATAGTAATGTCTTAAATCGTGCCAAACTAAATGTTTATCAGTTATCTTTTTAACAGTTGCTTGAAGATGCTCACGCCAATATGTTTTTGTTACCATTGTATTATGCTTAGTTCCAAAAACTAAATCAGTACCAGCTGGTCTGCCTTTTTTCATATGCAACTCCTTTAATTCTCTCACTACATAAGGAGGAATAGGAACAAGTCTATTTGATGTTCTGGTTTTAACTCGACCAACACCACCTTTGACCATTACCTTTGCTGATTTATTAACAGACACTTCAAAAGTTTTAAAATCAATATCATCCCAAGTTAAAGCTCTCAACTCACCAGCTCTAAGTCCAGTAGAGCAAGCAAACTTAAAAACTAAAGTTATTGCTTTTGGTAATGCAACCTCAATCTCATGTATAAAATCAGTTGATAACTTTTCTTTTGCTTTTGTTTCTAAATCTTCATCTACTGGTCTATCTATTTTTATTCCAGCCATAGGGTTTTCACGAATACAGCCACAAACTTTAGCGTGCTGCATTAATTTATTAAACCTTGATCTAAATCCGATTATAGTTTTATAACTTCGCTTACCTTTTTTCCCGCTATTTTGTAGAGTTGGAATGATAAAAGTTTTACAATGTTCCGCTGTAAGATCATTGACTAAAAAATCTCCTACTAATTTAGATCCAATGTCAATTTTTAAAATAGCATCAAAAGCCGCTTCATGCTCAATAAAGTATTGTGGTAATGGTGATCCTTTTTTCATTCTTTTATACTCATCAAAAAGAAAATTCCTTTTTGGTTTATTGTTTTTTATACACTCATCCCATTCCACATTAGTAAAAAGATTCTGAGATTTAGCATCATTTTTGGGAAACGAACCTAGCAAATCTTTTATTGTCCAGGTGTCACTTTCTTGCAAAGCTTTTTTATTTAAATCCAAAAACTTATTTAAAACTTTTTCGGCTTCATTCATTGTTTCATAAAAAGTTCTTCCTCCACCAACTTTTCTGAGATCTAACTGAAATGAAGCAAAACCATTCTTTAATCTTGCAGTATCTTGCCAAATATATTTTCTATTTTTCATACTTAACTCCCTAATAAATATTATTACTATTATTATGGGAATGACTTAAAAAGTCAAGGAGCATGATATCATTGTGTCATTTAGATTCTTGTAGGAATTTTCTTAAAAAACCTAGAATATAGTAGATTGTGTCTTTTTAATTACCACAATATGCACTATAACATCCGAATGAAACATAAAAAACCTATTAAAATCAAGGGATTAAGTGTGGTGATCCCTACGAGATTCGAATGTGGAATTTACTGTATCTCATCATGCCTTAAGCTCTCTAACTCAAGCCCACATTAACAATGTATACTATTAGATACTATCAGTCAACACTAGCTTCAAACTCGTAGGACACAATTTTACCACAGTAATTAAACGATTGTGGTTTAACTTTACTCGTAGGGATGGTTTTGGTGGGAATTGTGATTTGATGGGAAACGTCATAATCGCACATTATTTATAGGCGATTTAAGAGCCATACAGAGGGCTAAATGATTTTAGATAAAAACATACATGGGATTATTTCTTTTTCTTAGGAAATCCAGCTTTCATGTTTGAATAAGCTTTAGATGATACTGTACTTTTAGCTTTTGATCTTGATGTACCAGCTTTTTTTCTTGCGTTCATGTTGGCGTATAGTCCAGGTTTTTTCTTCATAATAATTCCTTGTGGTCAAGATTTTTTATTTTTGTTTGCAAAGTTTTTAGCTGCGGCTACAGATCCAAATCCCCATTTCTTTAATGCTAAAGCTTTCCTAGTCGGTTGGCCTTTAGCATCTTTCATAGGGCCTTTCATGCCAGCGAACCTTGCAGCAAAAGATATTCGCCTTGGATTTGTTCCTTTATTAATTGGAGCTTTCACACCAAAGTGTTTTCTTCCAGCAGCGTTTAAACCACCTTTCGGATTTTGATGTTTTTTAAGAGCCATCAATTAATCCTTTTCTGTACCCATGAGATTTGTCGTAGGTAAGCAAATCTTTTCTAGGGGTGTCTGCGACTGAACAATGAACCCAACCAGTATTCCCACCTTTGTAAAACTCTAAGATGAGCTGATCGAAATCTAAAGTTGTTTTAATAAAGTAAGCTAGATCCATATTGCTAATACCTGGCACTTCAAAATCTACAGCTTGGCCTTTGGTATGTTGACTAGTTGCTTTTGAGCCTATCGCCAGGCAAAGATCAGCACTACGAAAACCAGAGCTAACTGTAAAAGGTATTCCATAACGATTGCGAACTGGCTGCAAGATTTTTTCTGCCACCATCCGTAGATAATAAATTCCATCTTCGTCTGGGTTGTTTGGAATACTTTGTCTTTCAGCGGTTTGGCTTTTTGTTAATTCCTCTAGGCTAAAGTTTGCTGATAACATCATTTTTTTTGTTCTTTCTTTAATTCTAAAACATGGAGATGGTAAAAGTAATTTCCAATCTTGTTAAAGAACTTGGATACTCTTAGATAAAACATAATCATTTTCTTATCTTTGCTATTGATTTAAGACCAAAGCTTGCAGCGATTGATGCAAGGATTCCATACTTGATGAAATCTGGTGCGGTGTTTAAAAAAAGAAATCCATCTTTCATGATTGGCTGTAATGGTTTGATGAAACTAGCGCCAATAATCATTATAAAAAATATTGTCCAGGCTTCATCTTTCCAAGAGCTATCCATACTAGCGACAGCTTTTTCATCCCAGTTTCCATCTTGCTCAACACGCTTAACTTGTGCGGCTACTTTAGCCACTTCTAATGTTTGTTTTAATTTAGCTTTTTCTTGCTTACCTTGTAGCCAAGTTCCAGCCAGAGAAGCTACAGCATTTAAAATAGGTAACATTTTATCTCCTAATAAACTTGAACTTTCTTGGGATCTATATTTGTTTGAAGTTTACAAATACATTTATATAATTGTGGCTCACCGCCCTTTTTATACTCTTGATTGTTCAGACCTTCTTTGTAGAAATTACAATCAGTAATGCTTTTAAAATGCACATTACTATTTTGAGGAGCGCCATTGATAAAGCAAGCTAGTAGAAATGTGATCACTTTGCTATATCTCTTAGGCTTTTCATTACATCATCTATGCTA